GGATCTCGTTAAGAACCTTAAGAGTTACGAGCAACAATTTATTAACGGCATGGGATCTGCCCAAGAGACGGCAGATTCAGCGACAATCGCATCTTCCAAGGCATTCCCAAGGAAGGAAGAGCTAGATGGCCTTAGGGCTAAATACGCCAAGATCATGGAGGATTACACGGACAAGGGTAAGACAAAGAGGGTAGAAGCGGAGCAAATGCAGTTGAACGCTCCCGCCCTTACGCCAAGTAAGGCAAGCCTACTTTCCAAAGATGCGATGAACCTGATCGAGCCTATCGCTAGGTCGTTCGTTTCCCCGCAGACATCGCTAGACGAGGCTATTCAGATTGGCCGGATTGCACTCATCAAAGCAGTGCAAGGGTTCGATCCGAATGCCGGTGATTTTGATAAATACGCAAAGGCAGTAGTCCGGAACGCACTTAAAAAGAACTACTCTAGGAACGAGGCAACGGCCCGTGAGATCTCCATGAGATCGATGAACATTGACTCTCCGGTGTCCGGCGAAAGCACGGCCCCGCTGGGTAGCATCATTCCGGACGAAAACCAGAGCTTACCGTCGCAATCCGCTATCACAAACGACGCACAAAGGCTCATGCAGACCATGATTGACGGACTGCCAGTACGCCCACGGACGGTTGTATCGGCATACATGAATGGGGAGGGAGTATCACAAATCGCAGAAAAGATGGGCATTTCTCGTCAGTACGCTTTGACGATGCTCAACAACGCCCTTTCAGTACTCCGGAAAAGATTGGCAAAGGTCGGCATCGAGGAAACCAAGGATCTAATCTCCGGATCCACACGGGAGATTATATCTAGGCTAAATTCGCCCCTGCGAGCAATCACAAGGGAAGAGGAACAGGCTCAGGCCGAGTATCTTACTGAATTGGCCCGTAGCAGGGGATTGACCTTAGATCAGTTTGCTACGGAAAGAATCGATGAGTTCCTAGATAGTGCAAAGGCTTGGAGACAGGCTCATCCAATTCAGGACGATGAGATGCAAATGCTTGGATCTTCCACAAGACAATCCAAGTCAAAGTTTAGACTTCCGAACAACAAAAGATATGAGGCAGAGCAGTTTGAATTAGGATTCATGAAATCGATGATGGAAGTTGCGGAAAAAGACCAAACCGGAAAGGGAGATATTTCAGAGGAAGGCAAAAAGTCTATAATAGAAGCACTTGCCGATTATCTAGCGTCTAAAACGTCCTTGGATAATGTGGCTAAGGGTCAGATCCAAACAGATAAAAGCCTAGATAAATATCCCGATCTTAAGTGGTCGTTTGAGAAGTTTGGTAAGATGGCCCAAAACAATTCCATCATGGAGGACATCAGGATAGAAAATAACCAGAAAGTGAAAGAAGCCTACAAAGTACTTGAGCAGAACGAAAATAATCGAGTGATTGCATTTGAGAACGATGAGGGCGAAAAACTTCTTGTATCCAAAGCAATTATAAATCCTGAAGATAAAGTTGGAGTAAATGATTTTAATTACAAACAAGTGCCACTTACGGATTTCAGAAACACGGCATATCGCATAACCAGATACACAAGTAGTTATGGTATTCTTGGTGCGATTGTATCCCCAACAACCGTAATCACCCCCGACGGCCAAAGCATAACACCCACTTCTCATTCGGTTTTCCCGAATAAGACTCAGGCGATTATGAGTGCTATGGGCGTAAGAAATCCCCAAAGAGAGATCCACGAAGGGTTTAGACCCATGGAATCACTCTTCTCGCCCACTCGGAATCCTGACATGGATGCCGTTGAAGAGTACATGGATTATCTAGGTAAAGAGTTGCCTGAAACGAATGAGCTAATCAACAAGGCAGATAACGAACGCAACAGATTCAAAATCACAGGAAACCCAACGCTAGCCAACCCCGCTAAGGGCATGGGGCGTAACCTAGTGAATGCGGTGGATGAGGCCCGAAAAGACATCCTGCAACGCCGGCCTGACGTTATCGTGATGGCCGAGGCCCGTGCGCTACTCGCAAATGACGAGGAAGGCGTAAAGCGCATGTTGCTCGAAAGGGCAGTGGATCCATCCCAAGCCGGACTGCCTACCGACGTAGAGGTGCGATCCGCCAAGTTGCTTGTCGAAAAGCTGGCACGTAGGGCCATGACTTCGGGCGACGAGAAGGCTCAACGAGAGGCTTCTATCTTGGCCTACGCCTACCGGCAGACCGGATCAGAGGTCGCAAGATCACTCAGGGCCAGAATCGACGACTACAAGACACCGGCAGAACGACACAAAGCATTCCTGACAGACTTAATCTTTAACCCGACGAAAGAAATCGAGCGAAAGATTAAGTATGCCATCTCTCCTGCCGAAAAAAGCCGGAGGATCCAACAGCTTGAGGCCCAACTCCTGAACGAATCGAATCCGACTACGGAAGAAGAGCTAAAGAGGGTTCGGAAAGAACCAGATTCGAACGACATTCTCCAAAGTGAAACTGCCAAGAGGCTAGCCAAAATTGAAACTGCCCTTGGTAAATGGGGGGTTACGCTCGCCGATCTCTTCTCCGGTGAAGTTCAAGTTTCACTCAAGACATCCAGCATGATTGACAACACCTTAAAGGGGCTTAACCCAAGGGAAGTTAAGGCAATCCGGATGATCCAACAGAGGAACGACGTTTCGAAGATCAAGCGAATCACCGGACTCAAGGCCGAGGAAATCGAAGCACTCAGGCAGTCCGTAGCGGAAGAGATTCGCCAAAAACTCATGCCTAAGACCCGTCGTGGGGCAACAGTCGAGGACTTGGCAACGGAAGAGCTAGGCGCAAGCGCATCCTACGGGAATCAAAACGTTTCTGAGGCCGATGCCTTGCGTCAAGCAGACCGGATCCTTTCGGCCATGGGGCTAGATGACGCATACACCAAACCCAACATGTTTAAGCGTCGCAGGGCTAAGGTCGCTCCCGCTGGGCCAAACTTCCCACGTCCAGAACTTACTGAAGATGGATACACTTTCGATATTACGGATGCAATTCAGGTCAAGCGTGTGGCAAGAGCGATCCAGACAGTAGAATCATCAATGGACGACATTCTGGTTGAAATGTGGGTTAATTCGATCCTATCGGGAGCCAAGACATTCATCGCCAACTTATCTTCAGGGCCGTTTTCGGTCTATGAAATGACAGTCGGAAGAGGCATTCAGTCTATGGTGAACCTAGCTTTCAACGATCCTAAATCTGCTTCTTTCGGTGAGTTCAAGCCCTTGGTAGCGGGTATCTCTCCGGCCATCAGCAGGGCATGGTCAAATGCGGTTGCCACTTGGTACACCGAATCAGGCTTCTTTGAAGAGGACATTCTGGATCAACCGATCAAACTCTTGGGTGAACTCGATAGGCAGGGTGGCGTTACTACAAGGGGAGTAAGTATTTCTGGTGCAAAAGGCAGATTCATACGAATCCCAAGCCGGCTTCTTTTGGCGACTGACGATTTTGTAAAGACAATGACGGCACAAATGGAGGTTGGCGCACAAGCCTACCGGATGGGCAAGGCAAACGGGCTTACCGGTCAGGACATGGAAAGGTTTATTAGGGAGCAAGTGAATACGGCAGGGAGCGATGCTTGGATTAAGGCATCGGAGAAAGCGTATGCGTACACCTTCCAAACCGAGCTTCCAACCATCGGGGAATCAAAGAACGTTATGGATGTTGTCGGGGCTTCTGCCCGTGCGCTCAACAAGTTCGTAAAGGCCCGTCCGGAGTCAGAGGTTGGTCGCATGCTACTCCGGCCCTTCCAGCTAATTTTCCCATTCATTCGGACACCATTTAACCTATTGAAAGAGGGAGTTAAGAGAAGCCCACTCGGACTTCCGGATGCCCTAATCTCAATCGGAAGAGGCATAAGGTTCGACAAGGACGGGATCAGCTTATCATCAGACATGAAGCCCGAAGTAATTGAGAACATCTCAAATCAACTGGTTTCATCCATGGTGACTGCCGTGATATGGGGAATGGTCGAGGGAGACGATGACGACGATGACAAATACATCGTAATCTCAGGATCTAAACCTTCCAAGCTGACCGGACAAGGGGAGAGGGATCTAGCCAATAGGACTCTCCCAGCCATGACGATTCGGGTCGGATCCAAGCAGTTTAGCTACGCTCGCATCGATCCGCTTGCCACTGCTCTAGGAACTACCGTGGATATGATTCGTGCAATCAAGAAGGGCCAACAAGGACTCCCGCCGGCAGAAGTATTGGCGATGTTCCAATCCTACTTAATGCAAGCGGTTGAAAGTAAGACATACATGAGGGGCATGGATGATCTTGGCAACCTCCTCAACGGACAGAACAACGTTGGGACATGGACAGCAGGACAACTTGGTACAGTACTTGTTCCCAATCTTATTCGCCAACCCCTCAGAGAAATGGATCCTTACGTGCGGGACACTAAGACCGGAAAAGACACCCTAAAGGGGATGGCCTACTCCGTTCTCCCTGTTCCAATGCTTGCGCCTCCTCCGCTAAGAACTCCTGAGGGAGTCGAGATTAAGAAGCGTGGAAACGCACTTATCAGGGCAATCAGTCCAATTACTTTCGAGGATGCGCCTGAGCCTTCAAAACTTGACCAGTTCATGATGAAGTACAACCGCAATAATCCTTCCGATCCGTTCTATGTGTCTAGGCCAACGGCATCGTACAAGACACTGACAGGCAACGACAAGAAGATGACTCCTGAGCAGTACAGCAGATTCACCAAGTCTGCCGGTGAAAAGGCGAAGATGGCCGTAGCCCCATTGTTAGCCATGGGACAAACCCCTGAGGCAAAAGATAAAATATCTAGCGCAATCCAGAAGGCTAGAACCGATGCAAAAAGGGAGCAGTTCGGGATCCCGTTGAAAGATTTATTGAAGGAATAGCTTGTCGGCGAAACAACAACAAGGTATAGGAGTAGATCTTTATGGCAGAACAAATCGAACAATTCTTAGATAAAACGGACGAATCAATCAAAGTCGCTGGGGTAGATCCGGCTTCACCACTCTCAGGTCAGGCCCAAAAAGTGCCTTTCCCAACTGCTTATTCCTTGTCGGCAGAGCAGGAAGATCGTCTTGTAAATCATATCTTAACCCGCCTAACTGCTCTTGAGCAGGAGAGTGGTCGCAACATCGTCCGAGGAACCGGATGGTATCGCACAAGTGAAGTAGCGAGGGGATCCGCCTCATTTATGGGACGTAGGGAACTATTCGAACTTATGTACCACAATCAGGTTGATTGGCGTCCAGCTTCGCTAGGAGGGATCTTTGAGGACAGTAACTTGACCGTACCGATCACCCGCCGAATTGCCCGTCAGATGGTAGCTAGGGCAAACAACTACTTTTTTAGTACAGATCCGTGGTTCTCGGCCTATCCGCAGGGGGCAAGCGACGCTCAGAAAGCAGATGCAGTTGAGCATTATGTCCGTTGGAAGTTAGACAAATCCGACACGGCAACAAAACTTCAGATGGCCGTAGAATTAGCCTTCATGCGTGGCGAATGTATCGTAAAGACTACTCACGCATCCAAAGAGCAGATTTACAGGAGTTTGGCTAAGGTATTGGTAGATCCAACCGGTAAAGATATTCTAGCTCAGGACGGTGATTACATCCTTGAGACTGACGCTTTTGATACAAAGATAATTTCAGATGAAGCCGGCAATCCGGTGGGCATGCAGACTGTATTACGCAGAGACGGCGTTACAGAAATGCCGGCAACACCGATCTATGAGGAAAAGATTATTACCCGTAAGGCTACTATTATGCGTGGGCCTGATGTCGGACTTGTTTATTTTAAGGACTTTATCTGTCCTTTGAATGCCCCATCAGTAGATGAAGCAGATATTGTAGCCCACTTTTATGATGTTCCGGTAGCAACGCTATCGGATCTATACCAACGCAAAAACCTATTGGACATGTCCACAGAGCAAAGCGTACTAGCAACAAAGAGTGCTATTGAGCTAATCAGGTCGCTTGCCGGTGAATCCGGAACACCTAAAGCCGGTATTAGTCAGGCTAAGACCGAGCGTGGGGAGACAACCCAAGCCCCTAACACTGAGAATCCTCTGGTTGAGGTTGCTGAAGTTTATATGACTTACGACGCAGACGGAGACGGGATCCTTGAGGAAATCATGGTTCTAGTTGATGTTAAGAATCGTCGAGCCTTGTTCTATGACTATACCGCAAACCTTACCCCAGATGGTAGGCGTCCATTTACAATCATCCGGTGCAATCCAGTGGACGGTCGTTGGTATGGGATCGGGTCAGTTGAAATGTTTGAGCCTAGCCAAAACTTTGTCGATTTGACGATTAACCGGATCTCTTTCGCACAGGGAGGATCCGGACGTGTTACGTTCTGGCAACCAGACGCCACACTTGAGGGAAGATCCAATCCCCACCTTGTTCTAAACAATGGTGGTACTTACACACTGGCACACGGCAAAACTCCTAAGGATGCCCTTGAATACGTGGCCCTTCCTGAAGTTAAGAGCGAATACCTATTTAAGATGGTTGAGTTCTTCCTTCAGGTTGTGCAACTCGAATCAGGTGTAGTAAATGCCGGAGATCAGCAGTTTGCAGGACTTGAGCCGGCCAAGCTAGCCACTGGCATACGTAACATTGAGAAATCAGGTCAGGAGATGTTTGCCTTGTACCTATCCCACCTAGAACAAGGTGTTCAGCTAGTCCTAGACCGCTTAGTTAAACTGATTTTCAGAAATATGGACTCCAAAGAGGTGTTCACTTATCTGGAAGGAGACAAGGCTCAAATCGGATCCATTACGCCGGAGGAGGTTGCTAACCTTGATATGGATGTTCGACTGCTTCTGACACGGTATCGTGGCGAGCAGATCCTACAATCTTCCACCCAAGGGGCTAACTTAGTTCAGCAATTCTACGCATATCCGCCGGTGATTCAGCAGAAGGTAGCAAGCCTTTACATTCAAATGCTAAAAGCCCTTCAAATTGCTGATGCGGAGACGATCATAACTCCTTTAGATCCTTCTCAAGTGCAACAGAATCCCAATGGATAAGAACGAGGCACGGGATAGGTCGATAACAGTAGCGCAGGAAACGATAGCTGACATAAAGGCACTTCGGCAAAATCAGTCGTTTCAGCGATACTGGGTTAGGCGTCTAGGCGGGATTACGGCAGGACTTGCACAAAGCATCTTAGACGAAGAAAAAGATCAGAATGCGGTTATGATCAACCTAGAGAAGTACCGGCAATTAAAGGCATTGTCCCGCATGATGGATGAGGACGAGGCATCTGCGATGCGAGTCCTTCAGAACGAGGTAAAGAGATGAGCGATGACATTCGGAGAATCCAAGATGATCTTCAACGGCAACGACAGGAGATTGAGAGATCTGCAAGCCTATTAAAGAATACCCAGCCTAGAGTATTCTCTGGAAGTGACGGATCTTATAAGTCTCCAAACAAGAGATTTGCATTTGCAAGCACAGACTTTAATCAAGAACCATTTTCAATAACAAGCAGAAGTAGCGGGATAGGTGTAACCGCTGGAACTATAAATGGCATAATCCCAACCAATCTGTTTACTTTTGGAACAAGGAATAAGGATTGCACTATTATAGCAAGATGTACGTGTACTAATGGGGTCGTAAAATCAGCAGTGCTTGAGGTAGGCCCATCACTGGGAAAGCCTCAAGAGTGGCTTAGGGGTCAGGCTCCTGAAGCTCTTTATGTTCCTCTTGTTAAAATAACTGCGGGGATTCCGTCTCGGCTAGTGTCCTCATCAGTTAGCGCATGGCCGATATGGGTAAGGAATAATCTAACGTACCCTCCTGAGTTGTTCTATTCATGGAACTTCTTTAGTGGTGGTGTGGCGAGCGATTATTATTAAAGTCATGCCTGTTTTCACATGGCCGGAAAGTCAAAGGGTATATGGAAAGTGGACTTTTGGAGACAGCATTACTCACACATATTTTGACTACTGGAATGGACAGCAAAACGTTAGGTATAGTCAATCATTTGTGTATGAACAAAATATAGATCAAGCTCAAAAAGACTTAAATGGGGTTCAAGTAACATACAGCATATCATCTACTCAGGCCGTAACAAGAGAGGGTGGTTTCGGCTCACCCCATACGTATAGTGCTTCAGGGGTAACAAAATGGAGGCAAGTATGGGGGAAGGGAGACACACAATGGGTAACGTATGCAGGGGCAGGAAAATTTTCATACCGAAGTTATTATGGGACAGATGGTGCGTGGAAGCCGGCTATAACCGTTACCTTTACAAGTGGTGTTAATATTCGTGAATATGCGATTGGGAAAGAAAAGTGGCCGTATGAAACATATAGTGGGAAAATAAACAGCGAGACATACAGTGGCAAACAACTAGCTAACGGATATTATACAGGCATTCCAACGTACAGTGGAACCAGCATCGGAACAGGATACACGATAATCGATAAGACAGAACTTAAACGCACAACAGGCACATTCAGGGGGATAATTGATCTTGGAAGTATGAGTCCTTATTATCGTCCGGAAACACAACCAAAAAACTTTGTATGGATGCCGGCGACTGTTCACTATTATGGCGAGATCAGAGCTATCGCATTATTAGACAAGATTGGAGTTGGATTCTATGGATACAGAGATTCTAATTATTATTGGATGGGGGCAAGGCCAATCTTATCGCTTGCGGGAATAAATAGTGAGGCAACATTAGATAGTGTATCCGAAACAACTACAACTATTCCGGTGTCATTTATTAAAGCAACATTTAATGAAAAAGTAAATGGAAACACAACATACAGAGTCGAGCCGTATATAGTGGGTACATATCAATATGTCGTTGGAGATTATACTACAACAAAAATCACTGAATACTTTTCTACTGGCACAAATTATAGATTACCACCAATAGTAGATACTAGAACAGCAACAGTATATACTTATACCAACTCGGTGCAAAAGGGAGATCTGTATGATGGATTTGCAAAAGTAGATTACACAAGAACGGGATTTAGTGTTTCCAAAAACGAATTGTACAAAACTACATACTCGGATAGGCCATTTGTTGCAAGCGGTGGGGGAGAGTCGGGCTCGTATTGGGAAAACTGGGGTTTCAACACGCATTATCGTTTTGACAGGAGTGAATTTGGCAGAACGATGGCAAAATGGCCGGTCAATATAGGTAGGCTAGCCCAGATATATGAAACAAGTAAGGCTGGATATTATTATACTGATCCAAAAAGTATGTACAAAGATCCAACCGATCTTTCAACTTACCTAAAAGTAAACTACTACAAATGTTTTGACGGGACTTGCGTTGATATCCGGCATGTCGCAAACAAGGCATTCTTTCAGACAGCAAAAACAGCAAATAACTCAATAGCCTTTCATACGTACAGAGAACCTAGAAATGCAGATAAACGATTAAAGGGAACGGATCAACTCCAAAGCATATTTAGTTATAGCACAAAGACGACAAACAATATGGGCGGAAAGGCATATTCAGGGCATCCGTCGTACAGCAAAGGGCCGTTTGGTGATTCCATGATTTACAATGGGGAAGCTACCTATAAGGATCAATATAGTAATATAAAATCCACAACAGTCTATGCAAACGACGGACAAGGCCTAGAGGGGCCAGCACAAGCAGGAATTGGGTATCTCTCGTACAACGAGTACGACGATGACGGAACACCCTACCCACCACTACCATTTCAGCAAGCAAATCTGGATATCCGCTAGGATGACGCATAAGATCTCAATAGTTATTCCATGCACATCGTCCTACTCATACGCAATCGAGGAATGCGTTACGGCAATATCTGTGGCATTGAAGGAAAGGAGTGCTGATTTATATATTTGTACCGATAAGAGTTCTTCCGTTATGGGTAAGTTAATGACGCTTCCTAGTATGGAAAACCTAAACATAAAAGAAGTCCAAGTGGATGTATGCGATAGCGGGGCCGTGCCTTACAAGGAAAAAGCGCAAATAATAATTGCAAGACTGCTTGGAGCAGGATTCGATAAAGCTAGGGATGGTAACTACGACTTGTGCTGGATTGTTGAATCCGATGTTATTGTGCATCCTGATTCCCTTGATTCACTTATATGGGCACTCAATTATCCCGCTTCTCCAAAGTACGACGTAAGTTGTGCAACTTATTTTAACGGGTCATTTCTATGCGGAAGGGGTACTCCATATAACCATATTGCTGAAGATTACCTACCAAGTGAAAAAGTGGGAGGAGTGGAGTTATCCAAGAAGATACAAGCGATGTCCAAGAAGTTAAATGCCTACGCCTTAAAAAGAAAGAATCCACCCAAGGAAATGATTAAGGAGATGGATGAATTGCAGAAAAAACTTAAAGAATCTCCTCCAAAAGCGAACGTATTCGCTTTGAACGCAAAAAAATGGAGAAAGCGAGGTTGGCTAGATCAGGCTTATGCCGGATCTGCCGTGCAGGGTGCGGTTCTCCCTACTGATTGGTGTGGGCATGGTTGTACTCTTCTCTCCAAGAAGGCACTGACGTTGAGTAACTTTATTGGGTACGCCGGACATGGCACTCAAGACCTTTTCCTATGCTGGAACAAATGGTATCCCGCAGGGATTAAGATTGGATTAGTTGTAGGTGTTCCGGCCTATCACGTTAAAAAAGATCCCCAAGGCAACTTGTTTGCTTGGGAACCTTATTTTGTGCCTGACTGCGAGGAAACTGCCGGACATCTAAGGGTGCGCCAGATCCCTTTTATTAAGTACAACTCAGTCCCTCAAGCCAATGAGCCTGTGCCTAAAGACGCCTCTTAAGGTTATCGAGGACGGCAGGGGCCGGCTCATGGAAATGCTCAGGAACGATGAACAAGGATTCACTGGTTTCGGGCAAGTATATATGACTACGTGCAATCCCAACATAGTGAAGGCGTGGCACTTCCATAAAAAGCAGACGGATCAGTTTGTGTGTGTAAGTGGGACTCTGAAGGTAGGCATCTATGACGAGAAATCTGGCAAAACAGAAACGTACTACATAGGGGAGAATAGTCCCTACCGGATCACAATACCTCCTAATCTATGGCATGGTTTCATGGCATGCGGGACGAAAGAAGCGGTCGTTATCAATACGGTGAATCAACCATTCGATTATGCCAATCCGGACGAGTACCGGAGGCCGTATGACGATAAAAACATCCCTTACGATTGGGCGATAAAATCTTTTTAAGATAGGTGTTGACAGGACGACAACAACCCACATACTTCACCTTATGGACGAAACGGAAGTGACTCCGGTGCAAACCGAGCAACCTAACGCCACTACAACTAATTCAGGGGAGGCTCCTAAAGAGAATCCTGCTGAATCGTCGTTAAGCGTGGATGCACTTGATGCGGTTGGCTACGAAAAACTCCTAAAAGATTTAGACGTCTCCAAGGAGGAAAAACCACCCGCCGAGGTAAAGGCTGAAGCAGAAGAAGTAAAAGAAGAGACGGTTCCGGAAGAACCTAAAAAAGAAGAATCCACCAAGGCAGAGGAGTCTGAAGCTACCGAAGATACCGAGGATCCCAATAAGCTACCCGAACGGGTGCGAGTCGGAAACTGGTCAGAGGTAGAACGAAAGGCGATTGCGCTCAGGGCGAGAAACCCTGACATGTCACTTGACGAGGCACTTGCCAAAATCAAGGGAAATGAGCCTGAAAAGGCTGAGGAAACCAAGCAGTCAGTACCTTCACTCGATGAAGTGGAGGCTCAGGTTGCAAGGGTTAAAGCAGATCGCAAACAGGCACTTAAGGACTTGGACTTCGAAAAATTAGGGGATCTGGACGAAACTCTTGACGGACTAAGGGAGAAACAGGCGCAACTTCGGGAATCCGCTAAGGAAGCAGAAGTTGAGGCCCGTGCAAGTTACCAAAGGTCAGTCGAGGATTCGAAGCGTAAAGCAGT